AGGGTCAGTCTTAACCTAGCTCACCCATGCCATGCCCTACAGACCCCGCCCCACCTACTGGATACGTGTCACCGTCGTGGCGGGCCTTGGTGTCTCCTAAAAAATCCCCTCACACGAGCCCTCACACGAGCCCTCGCGTGGGCTCGACACCCGTATGGGCTCAGCACCGTCAAGACAATGACACAGTGCAATCCTTGCGTATCGACGTGCCGTGAATTGGCATATTGAGGCCGTGTCAACGTTCTGACACACAGTGATTACGCACACTTGTTGTCAACTAAAGGTGGCACGCAGAATGCTCTTACTCCCTGGTGTGCCGCACGGTAGAACCGAGCGGGCAGGGAGCAAGGTTAGTTCGGTGTTCCCTCCTAGGTCAGCATGAGCCCGCCTAGGGCAGGGGTTTGGAGGTAGCAGGGAGCGCGCTGAGCGTTGCCTAGTACCCCCAACACACTACGAAAGGACACTACGACAATGAATCTCTCACTCAGACAATCCGTCACTCGTTGCGCTTGCGGTACCCTGACGTCGAAGAGCTATGCCCTGACACACGCGGGACTCTGCAAGGCATGTGTGGAGAGCACTGTAAGTCAGGTCAATGCGCTCCTAGGGCCATTCATCGACTACACCGACCCGCGTGCGCTCGGCCTGGTGCTCTCATGAATCTCATTCGAGCGATGGCCATCATCGGAGCAACCGTCCTACCGCTCGCCACCTTGGGAGCGCGTGCTGCAACGATCACTCACCGTGCGCTCGAAGTGGAGCGCAAGAAGGCGCTGCGAGCGGCAATCGACTTGCAAGACTACCAAGCCGACGAAAGGGAAGGCGATCAACCATGATCACCGTCAGCAAGAACCAAGTCATCCCGAAGCCGACAAAGCCGCGCAGAAAGCCGACGCCTAAGGAAGCGCAGTGCACCCTTGCGAGCGATCAGGAGTCCACACGCAGGCGACTCATCGCCCGAGGGCTTGGCTTTCTCGTGAAGCCTACGACGCGCTAGGTGACGGGCAGCAAGGCGGGCGCAAGGTGACTTGCGCCCCGCTTGCTACTCGAAGCACCAAACCACGAAAGGGAACACCAAATGGCAATGGATACGAGAGTAACAGTCGGGAGCGAAACGAGGCTTTGCAGCGCAGCCGATGCGCTCACAGTCGCGGACGAAATGGGAGCAAGACCTGACAACCTGCCAGTCTTCGAGCGGATTCAGCCGCTCGACATCACGAAGGTTGAGACCCCGGCCGAATTGGCGCGGGTCTTTCAGAACGCCGATGCGACTGAGCTTCGCTCCGATGGTGGGAAGCTGAACGCCGACGGGCTGGCGCGGTCGATGGCCGACCGCGTTGGTGCGGAAAGCGCGGGGTACGTCACGCAGGGGACCGTCGTCGCCCGGGGCCAGGAAGTGAACAGCACGGGAGTGATCAATGCTCGAGAGAAGCGAGCGCAGTGGGAGCAAGAGAAGCCAACGCTCGAAGGGTGCGCTTCAATCGTTGAGCGGGTCGCTGGTGAGGGCCGAAAGGACATGCGGGCCATTCCCACACACTCGCTTCGCATGACGGAATCTGGCGCGCTCGTGGTCGACGGTGTGCCGCACACAGGTCACTTCAACCCGACTCCGCGCGCTGTCAGGGGGCTTGTCTCCCGACTCGGGTGCGGGGGCGCTGACTATCTCTTGAACGCGTGCACCCCGAAGCTTCGAGCGATCAACGTCAATCACCAGGCTGTCGAATTGGAGAAGGCTGAGCGCGCGGCGCGTGAGGCTTTCTTGCGGGTTGAAGCGCAACGGGGCTACAGGGCAAAGGAGCCTGAGCCGTTCGGACAAACGGTTCTCAGAACTCGTCGCAACGGGGAGTGTTACGCGGTTGTCTCCCCTAGTTACTCACCGTTCGATGCTGACAAGGTTGCCGGTATCGTCGCGGCAGGTGTCTCCCCGGATTGTCGGGGTCCGGTCAACTATGACGGGCAGCGGGTGCGCATCGAAGCCTTGCTGCACTCCACAGTTCAACCGGAGCACTACGTTGCTGGCGAATTCTTTCGCGCTGGCATCGTGTGTGACAGCGACGACACTGGCGCGGGCGGTATCCGCATCCGTGGCGTGGTCTTTCAGAATCTCTGTCTGAATCTCATCGTGCTGGATGAGGCTTGGCAGGAATTCGGCTCGATCGTCCACAAAGGCTCACCGCGTCGCATGGTCCAAGCGGTCAAGGAAGCATTGCAGGCAGCAAACGACAGCTTGGAGCATTTCCGCCAGGCTTGGGGTTACGCATGCGTGACCCCTGCTCTGACGCAAGAGCAGATCAATCTCGGGCGTGAGATCTCGGCGCTCGCGTGCTTTCGCGGGATTCTCCAGCGCGAGCTTGTGAAGGTTCCGGGCAAGGTCGAAGTCAACGCGAAGATGTTGCTTGAAGCGTGGAACGCCGACGAGAGTAGTGCAACGCAAGAAACTGACCTCTCGAAAGCCGCAGTGGTCAACGCATTCACGCGCATCGCGCACGAGCGTGAAGACCTGGACGCCTGGACCGCCGACGACATCAGCGCGCAGGCAGGGCGATTGCTGCTGCGCAAGCAGCCGTTGCCGTTCGAATTGCTCGAAGCTTGATGACAGCAAAGGCGGAGAAGGGAAACCTTCTCCGCCTCATGCTGCAATCAACCAAAACCACGAAAGGAAACACCATGCGACGCGAAGCAATCGGCCGACTCGTCCGAGACACCCAAGTCGATACTATCCGCACGTGCGTTGTCTACCTGAAGCAGTGTGCGGACATCGCCCGTGCCAGCCGACTGTCGAGCAATGTCATCATGGCGTCGACACTCGAAGCGTGCGCGAAAGACCTAACGGAACGCGCGAACGAAGTCGAAGCGAGCCCGCTGCCTTCCGAGTTTCTCCCGACTGCCTAACGGTCGCGCGGCCGAGTCCGCAAGCGGCGCTGGATTCCCTCCAACGTGCGCTTGCGGTACTCGGCGACTGTCGCCGACTCCGGCTCGATGTCGGCAGATTCCCCAGGATCCTCCCAATCACCGTCGACCCGAGACCCCGAATCCTCGGCCTCAAGTTGTCTCCCAAGCGAGGTCCCCAAGTCCCCGGGTTCGAATTCCTCTTCGAATTCGTCCTCTTTGACGTACTCGCCACTCGGCGGTTCGCGATCTATCTTCCTCAACGAACGAGGCATCCGCGGCGCTCTCGACTTGACTGCGGCCCTCGGTCGTTTCCTCGGTCGTTTCTCCTCGGTCGTTTGGAGATCACCGTCGGTCGTTTCAACTGAAGCGCGGCCATACGACCGTTTGAACTGCGCCACAATCTCCTTCGCTTCTTTCGAGGCATCACTGAGCAGCGCAGCGTCTGCCGATGTCGGTCCGACCGCTGTGCGTTCCGCTGCGAACTTACCCCCACGGCTAGCCAATAGAGCCTCGACCCGTCCGTTAAGACCCAGGGGTAAAGTCAACTCATCTGCTCGACTCGTGTCAGGCCACTCCACAAGCTTCTTCGGCCCCAGAAATGGCTTCATCCCCTCGGCCGTTTGGGGGAGTTCCAATAGGTCGGCCAGGGGGATATGGGAACGCAGCTCGACCCAATCCGGGTACAGCCCGTTCTTGTAGCGGTGGTGGGGGATCGCGTGGACTCGAACCAGCTTCTGGATGTAGCTCCTGGCCAAGTGGCTCGCGGCCATCACGGCGCGCAAGGGCACAAAGCCTTTGCTCAGGAGCTTCTCCTCAATCTCTCGGACCCCCGAGTCGTAGGTCATCTGGGGTGGCGGCGCCTCGCTCGCCAGACGTCAAAGTTCTCCTGAAGGCCCAACCAGAACTCAGGCGAATTCCCAAAAAGCTCACCGAGAAGGATCGCCTTCTTCGCAGTCACGCGAAAATCATTCCCGCTGAGGAACTCCTCGCGGAGCATCTCAGCGGGCGAGGTCGGAGGACGCTTCTTAGGGACCACAGCGCCTCCGTCTCCCAGTCACCGCTGTGCGTCGGCCGTTCAGGGAACCCCAGTCAGCCCGCGAGGGCAACACAGGCTTCACGAGTCGACGGCCGTCTTTGTCGACTCGGCTCGAGAGGCGTCCAGCTTTGACGAGCCGGTGGAGGTACGCGCTGGAGACCCTGAGAATATAGGCGGCATCTTGGACTGAGAGCCAACCTGTTTGCGGAGAACTTGCCATCTGTTGTCAACCTTATCGGGCGGATAGATAGCTGTCAACACGACCTGACACTGTGCGTTGGCGAGACACTCGAGCCACTCAGAGAGGAGGTCAAGGTCGATGGCTCGGTCGTCCGGCATCACGAGGTCTGTATCATCGACGCTTACCGCACACGCGAGCGCGGTCAGGACAATGTTCCACTCACTGCCACTCAAGGCGACTCGGTCGTTCAGTCTCAGGGTGCAATCCGGCGCCGAAGGCCCCCCGAGGTCGACGTACAGCTTGCCAAGCCTCGGGGGCACGAACTGTCGAGCTACAGTGACGACGCTGGCCATTGTCCGTGTGATTGCGGGCCAAATCTCGTTCACGAGCACGGCGGCACGTTCCCGAGCCCTCTCTTTGTCCAGCTCGGCCTGGCTGTACCCCGCATCGCACGCTTTGCGCGCTACGGCGTATGCGGTCGTCCCTCCCCCCGGCATCACGAGCCCTTCGAGTACCTCGGACGCGCTGGCGAACTTCCGCGAGACCTCGGCGGATGCCTTCACCTGTCGTTGGGTGGCCTTGAGTATTGATACGGCCCGCGTCGCCTCCGCATCCAGGTGGCCGTCGGTGAGCGCGAGCAGCGCTGAGAGGCCCGACGAGGTCACGGCCTCCCGCACTTCGCGGTACCTGAGACGGGCCACACCCTTCGTAGCGTAGGTCAGCTCGACCGTCGAGCCGACGTGGTCCTTGACGGTCCTTGCAGCGGAATCGACTCGGCCCTGGAAGTCCGACAGGCGCCCACTGGCGGCAAGCTCGAGGGCTTGGGTGATCTCGGACTTCCCGCTGGCGCTGTCACCGACAATCAGCGTCTTCGCCTCCAATTTGAAGACTCGAATCTTGCTCGACTTCAGGTCGGTCTGCACACTGACGATCATTGCGAACCCCCGTCCAGCTCGACAAGGAACACTGCGTTGCACAGGACGTGCGAGAGGTGGGTCAGGCCGGATTCAGGGTCGATGCGTTCCCCTCGCATCGCGGCCATGAGGTGGCGCAGGAGCGCCGCGGTGTACCGCTTGTCGGCGTCATCGACCGAGCGCCATCCGTTCGGGAGGTACTTCCTAGCCCCATAGGTCAGGACTCGAGCCAGCTCCTGAATCGCGATGGGCGGGAGCAAGTCCATTCGGAGCTTCTCGGCGTCATCCTTCGCGCCGGGGACGTGCAGCAATTTCGGGACTATCGGTTCCCACGCGCTGCACTGGCACGCTGCCGAGCCGAAGCTGGCCGGGACGTTGCAATGCCAGACCCCCGGAACCCCCGACTCGAGAAGCAGATGCGTCTCCGGCCCGTGCCCGAGAAGCAGATGCGTCTCCGGCCCGTGCCCGCAATGCTTGCAGACGAAGCGCCCGACGCTCACTTGAGAGATGCCCATGACTGACCCACTTTCACGGTTGAGGTGAACTTGACCGGCAATACAGCGTAGGTGCGGTTCATTGCTTGCGTCATTGCGGCTTTGACCTGGTCGACAGACGACTCGGCGCACTCGACGATGAGTTGGTCGTGGCCCTGGTAGACGATTCCCGTGCCAGGGCCTTCAAAGTGGTGCGTGATTCTCGCAGCCCACAAATCCATTGTCGCGTCGAAGACCACGCCGGCACTGGCGGTTTGGACCGGGAAGTTCAGCATCGCATTGCGGTCCAGGCCGTCGAGAAAGAATCTCTTCCTCCCTTGGATGCAGTCGATGAGATACCCCTTGACGCGCCACTCTTGAACGACTCGGTCCCACCACTCTTCGATTTGCGGGTTTCGTGAGAGCCACGTCTTTCGGTTGACAACCACTTCGCCGAGCTTGACCTTCAAGTACGGAAAGTCCCCGGCCTTGTCCTCGACAGCGCGCATCACCTCGAGAACAGTCTTGTCGCCAGCCCCGTAGAGATTCGCGTAACAGAACCTCTTCGCGAAGGAGCGTAGCTTGTCACGCTCCTCCTGACCACGAGAGCGCCACGCCTCACCGTAAATGAGATCGCTCGTGACAGCGTGCGGGTCACTGCCCGCCGCGAAAGCGTCGACGTAGTTCTTGGCACCTGCAAGCGCCGCGCACATACGTAGCTCGATCTGGTCCATGTCGGCCGCGACCAGCACGTGACCAGGTCCAGCCACGAAGCAATCACGTAGCTCTTGAGGAATCTGCTGGAGGTTGGGGTTTGACCCGCTAAGCCGGCCGGATACCGTCGCGTGCGCGTTGAAGTCCGCATGAACTCTCCCGTCCCCGACCGCGTTGACTGAGCCGAGGATGCCACCGACGAACGTGCCAAGGAACTTCTGAGCCCGACGGTACTTGTGGACCTCGATGAGGATCGAGCGCTCGGTGTCGGTCCGCTCGTCGGACACGAGCAAGTCCCGGATGATGTGCATCGCGGTGCCCTTGGCGCCGGTCTCGGTCTCGTAGCTTGTCTTGAAGGGGAGCTTCAGCGTCTCGTACATGAGCTTCGAGACTTGCTGAGTCGAGCCGGGGTTGAAGTCCGCGATGCCCGTTAGCTCTTTCAAGCGCTCCCGCGCAGCGAAGGCGCGAGCTAGGTAGTTCTTCTCGTGCTTCGCTAGGGCATCGCCGTTGATAGCCATTCCGACTCGGTGCAGGTCGACGCAGAGTCTCTGGAGAGGCTTGTCGACTCGGTTGTAGACATGCCGTTGGTCTTTCAGGTCGAGGTCCGAGCTGAGCGGCGACACTAAAGACGCAGTGACGGCAACGTCGCGCGCGTTGTAGAGCCACAGCTCCTCGTCGGTCTCGTAGTCGAGCCCCCCTCGCTCGGCTTTCCACGCGGTGATGTCGGTGTGAACGCTCCCGAGGAATTGCAGTGAGTGCGGCAGCTCGGACTCGGTGCAGTGGTGCATCAGAATGGTGTCTTCTGTGAATTTCAAGCCCACGTCGAAGACCCGCTCGAGCACCATTCGGTCGTAGTACCCGAGGTTGTGCCCGATGATCGTCTTCGTCTCGAGCGCCTTCCGAATCAGAGCGCCGGCCACGCTGTCGTAGGCTTGCAGTTCCCGTCCGGTGACAGAGCGGAACGGCACCACGACGATGCAGCCGTCCTCGCGCCCGATGCCCACGCAGCGCAGGTTGCACTTGAGCGGCTCGAGCCCGTCAGTCTCCACGTCGACTGTGATCCGTTTCGACCCGGCGAGGAACAACTCTAGTGTTCGAACGGTCGGGTTGTAGACCACAGGCGGCAGCTCGAACTTGAGACTTGAAGAGAAGTACCGGAACGCCTTCGACACGTCACTGCGGAAGATGTGCCGCCACCTCGCGAAGCGCAGGACGAACGCCGGGTGTACCGTGGGCAATACTTTGACCGTGGGGGCGACAAGGGGCGTCACGGCGTAGCTCAATGTCAGCTCGGTAGGGAACCCGCGTTGCTCCATGATGGAGACTTCTCTCGATGCGAGGCTTTCCAGTGCGGTCCCGCCGAGTGCGATGACGTTGGAGACCTTGAGCTGGATCAACTCTTCGTGCAGCCGACGGCGACACGCATGGACAGGGTCAACCAACTTGTCGCGCTTGGCCTGTGCCCTACAACGCTTCATGTCGTTCTCAGGCGGGCGACACAGGACCGCGTTGGTCTTGTAGAACACCGTCCGCGGGCTGGAATGCGGACTCAGCGCGATGTGCAGCTCGTGACCTGAACGGCCCACGAACGGGAAGCCTTGCTCGACCTCATCCAAACCGGGGGCCTCCCCAACCAGTGCGATGGCGGTTGCGCCCAGCGCGACTTGCGATGCGGCCCAGGCCCCAGCCGCCCACGCACCTGGAACGAGGGGCGCGTCCTTCAGCGCGCACGTCTCGCACTCAGGCCAAATCTTACCGGGCGTGAGCACGCTGCCACCTCCGCACGATTTCGTTAGCGCACGTCCGGCACTTTCGACTGATTCCGCCAGACAGGGCTTCATTTTCCGCCGTGACAAGTTCCAGCGTGGGATTTCCGCGGCCCGAGTGGACCATCTTCAGCTTCCAGCCAGGCTTGAGGTGACGGTACGGATGCTCGGGCGGGTAGGTGAAGCGATGCAGCGTTCGCTCGGCGAGGCCCGACACGGTGACAGCGACATGCTTAGTGGCCTTGTCGACCCTGACACTGTCGACGAGGACGAGCCTTGAAGTATCTTCAGACATCAGACACTTTGAATACCTCGTGCGTAGTTTGGTTGTCAACAAGAAAAAGTGCCGGTCTTTCCCGGCTGTCATCTAGGGTCGTGCGCGACTTCGTCACCCGTCTGCCCTAGAACGGCCTTTGTCTCGCGGCGCTTTACGCGGCGAAGGGGTCCGCGGCCGATGCGGACGCGGGGTGCGTCACATTCGCACCCGCCGTTGCGCCCTGACCCGCCGGGAGATCCTTCTCGCGCTTCATGTTCGCTTCCCCGATGTTGTGCGCGAGGAACTCGTTGTCGGTGTAGCCCTTCGGCGGCTTCTCCGGCCCGACGTAGAGATACACGGTCTTGCCCACGAACACCGCGGGCGAGAGACGAATGGAGCCCTTCTCCAACGCGGCCCGCTCGACTCCGTGCGCCAGCGCCGCCGTGACCCAGAAGCCCCGACCTTTCGACTCGAGGTCCTCCACGTCACCGAGGTACTTGTAGATGCGGTACCCACCAAACTGACTCGGCTCGACGACTTCCATCTCGAACCGATACGTCACCTTGCCAGACCCGTCCTTCTTCAAGCCGCGAACGACCGCGGTGGTCTTGCACTTGTACGTGCGGTCCGGTGCGACGCGACCCCCCGCGGGAGCAACCCCCGCGAGGTTCGTTTCTGCACTCCAATCCGTCTGTTCCGTTGCGTCACTCATTTTTCGTCCTTGGTTTGGGTTGTCCGCGAGGGTTAGACACCGCGCAGTAGCGCCGCGCGGACGGCGTCACTGCGTGAAGTTGCGTTCTTGAGCATGAAGACTCGGGCGCGAGCGTCGCGAAGAATCCAGTCGATGAGCGTAGGCGTTGCGGCACCATTGAGGGTCGACTGCCACGTGGTGAGCGACTCGGCATTGAGCTTGCCCTCAAGCGCGAGAGCTGTGAGCTTGGCGACCTCAGCACCTTGCCACTCCGTCGCGTACGGCAGCTCCACACCGCCAGCGAACAGAATCTCGCGAAGGTTCATCGGGTTCTTTTTCAACGCAACCCCATTGCGGTCCCCCGTCGTGAAATTGCGGTCCGACACGTCGCAGGTGTAGATGACGGGCCAGGCGTCGTCACTCGCCCCCTTGTCCTCGAGCGGACTCGATACGATGGCTCGAAGGATCATCGAAGCGTTCTTCTCGAGCGCGGGACCGGCGAGCTTGCCGGGAAGGATGGGCCCCCCACGGGTGCGGATGCCGACTTCAGAAATCTCCGGCACCCGCTCGTGACTGTCGAGCACGAGATGCCAGGGGGCGTGCCGCGCGATGAGGCAAATCTCTTGGCAGACTTCCTTGATGCGCTGATACGGGTACCACCCATTCCGCATGTCCGGGTTGCCGTTCGGATTGCTGGGAATCTGCTGCGGGAGCTTCCAGCGGTTGATGCCCTCGTCGGCGAGCAGTGCGATGTCGTCGATGATGATGGCTGAGATCGACTCGTTGTTGGCGTTGTCCTTGACGTACTGATGGACTCGGTCGATGTCTTTGACGACGGCGATCTTCGGGGCGATACCGACAATTTTCTTCAAGGGCATGAGCGATGACGCGCTCGGTGCAAAGAAGTGACCTTGCGGGAACGTGAACCCGAGGTCCGTTGTCTTGCCGAGCTTCGGTTGCCCGAAGGTGACGATGATTTGCGACTCGGCTCTCAAGGTGTCTCCCCGGTGAAAGAGTGAAGGCGCGCGACAGCCCGCGCGAACCCATTGCGGTGCTCTTCAGCGGCGAGCAGCCCAGCGATGTTCTCTCGCTCGACCTCCTCTATCGCCCGGCGCACGTCACGGACGCTGATGTAGGACGTGTGATTCGCCCGGCCCTTGTCCCACACTCGGCGCTCGACTCGGTCCCAGAAGTCTTCATCTTTGAGGTTCATTTTCTAAGCTCCTCCGAAGCGGCACGTCGCGAGGTAATCGCAGCCGCCGTAAGCCCCGCACACGGTGCTGTCGGCGACGCGGGGGTAGTCGAGTGGAGCGAGCTTTGAGAACTCGACTTTCAACCTGCGGGCTCGCCGAACCAGGTCAGGGAAGCGCCGCACCGCGTCGGGCGCACTGGGGGGCGGGGAGCGGAAGAACCGCTCGGTCTGCTTCGCAGGGGTCGTGCGGATGGCGTTAATCAATATGCCCCCGTACATCGGACCGTACAGTTCCTTGCCAATCCACTGGAGCCCCAATATTTGACCGGACATGGCGTATTGGTCGACGCCGTAGGCATTGCCGAACCCGCCCATTGTCTTGTGGTCCACCATGAAGACCTTGTTGTCGGAGCGGCGCTTCCAGACGAGGTCAGCTCGCTGCGCGTAGGGAATGTCGTCAATGGAGACCCGCAAGTCCGATTCCACTTCCAACACTTGCCACTCGGCGAGGTCCGACTCGATGGGGTAAAACTCCTGATATTCACGCCACAGGTAATGCGCGTGGCTCAGGACTTCACTCTCCAAGCCGAGATAGAGGTTGATGGCGATTTCCGGCTCGGCGAGGTTCGATATGGCCCACGCTTCGGGGCTCCCCGCCTTGAAGTACCAGTGCGCCATCGCGAGATGCAGCGCGGTCCCGAGCGAGCGCGGTTTCGAGTAGCTCTGGGGGAGATTGAGCAGTGCGCCGTAGGCGTACTTCTGGGGGCAGGTCAGGATCGAGCCGTGGGAGTGCCACCCAATCTCGCTCGGTCCCGTCTCGAGCAGCGCATCGCGGAGAATGGGGTCGTAGATCATCGTTCGTAGTACCTCTTTCGTTCGAGTGCGGCGTGCTGACGGCGACAGATTCTACACTTCACACTTCCGTTGTCAACTGAATTCTTTCCGCAAGCGATGCACACTCCGGATGCCTTGCGCTGCAAGTACTTCGTGCGTTGGTACTCCGCGAGACGCTTCGCCCTTGTGCGGTTGCGCGTGGCTCGAGCGAGGCACTGCACACAGGACTGACGTCCGGGAGCGGACTCGTGCCCGCATTCGCAGCGCCCCGCGGCGACATTGCGGGCTCGTTTGGCTCGGTACTCGGCTCGATTCTGAGCGAGACATTTCACGCAGCGAGACTTGAAGAGGTTCTTGCCGAGCGGCCTATTGCAGCGCGGGCACATTCCACACTCGAGGGCATTTCGGCGACGTTGACGGTACGTCACTTCACCGTCTCCCGCGCGCTGGCGAGTTGGCCCGAGAAGTCGGTGATGATCTTGACCTGGTTCTCCACCTGCGCCCGGAGTTGGTCTATCTGGATCAGCGGGCAGATGGCCTTGTGCGTCCTGGACCCGTCCGGCTGGATTCCGCAGTGACAACCGACCGCCCACCACGCCTCAATGTCTCGCTGAACCTGCGCCCGGAGCGCTCTGACCTCCTCAGCCAGCTCGATGCCGTAGGTGTTGAGCCCATAGCGGCTAGGGTCTGCAATCAACTCGTTCAGGTTGTCAATGCTCATCGGTCCACCTCCGCGAGCTTGGCGATGCGCTTAAGCCTCAGTCGGGCATCGCTGTTTCGGGAGTTCACCAGATGGCACTCAGGGCACCTCCCTGCTTTGCTTTTGGGATGCCCCTTGGCGCACTTGCCCGTGCGGCGCTGGATGATTCCTGGAGCATTGCCGCGCCGCACATTCTCGGCATGCGTGACCGCTTCGAGGTGGGCCGGGTTACAGCAAGCTCGGTTGCGGCATAGGTGGTCGAGTTCCAGGCCAGCCGGGATGTCCCTCCCAGAGAGCAGGAACGATGCCCGGTGCGCCGAGGCGTTTGCTTTCCGCCCTTTGTAGTAGACGCTGAAGCGTCCATAGCCCCGGTGGTCCTTCGCGCCGATCCATAGAGCGCAATCCGACGCCTGCCAGATCTTGTTCTGGAACTTGGCGCGCAACCTGTCAGATTCCCGGAGCGCGAACACTGCATATTCCGATCCGCTCACTTTGCCTTTCCTCCGGGCGGTTGGAGTTTCGCAGCGTCATCGTCAATCGCGGCAAACAGGCTACCGTTACCCGGCTGGCAGTGCTGGAACACGACGCCGATGGTATCCGCCCGCCCAGCCTCCCACGCCTTCGCCAGCTCGGACTCTCGTTCCTCGAACTCCTCCATGTCGATGGTGAAGACCTCGCCGCCTTCCGTCACCAGTTGACCATTGGAATCGAAGATGTTTCCGGCTGGCATCTTCGCCTTGTACTCGCGGACCCAGCGCGCGACGTTCTCCATGCCGCAGTGGTCGTTTTCCACCCACGATGCCGCTGTCTTCATAATGCACCCCCTAGAATCAGCGCGATGAGTCGGTCTTGCATTTCAGCATCTCCCATTCCAATCGCCGTCTCGAGCGCGGCCGTGGTCGACTCGGCACCCCCCAAGGAGACTTGCGACTCGACCGCGGGGAGCTTCGAGAGGAGCAGGTTCGCGATGTGCTCATCCGCCGTCCCGACTCCGACGACGTAGACAATCTCGACTCGCTTCGTCTGACCTTTCCGGTGGAAGCGTCCCTCGTACTGCTCGAGCTGTCCGGGGGTCAGGGGGAGGGTGCTGAAGATTGCAACGTCAGTGTCATTCAAGGACACGGCTTCACCCCACGCATCGCCAGTGCCGACCAGGACCATCGGACCCGGCTCGGTCATGAACCTCACTCGAATCTTGTCTCGTTTCTCGACGTTGACTCCACCGTGCGCCGTCAACGTAGGCGTGGAGTCGAGCCGTAGCTCCTCCGCGATGGCTTCGCAGTCCCTTCGGAGGTAGGTGAAGACCGCGACCTTGCGCTTGTCTTCCGCCGCGCCGACCCTTGCGCGAACGAGGTCGACCACTGCGTTGGTCTTGCGAAGCGTCGCGAGGGCGATTTGCCTTGCGATGCCCGACGCGGGCAAGACGGACTTGTCGATCTTGTCCATCGGGATGAGTTCCGACTCGGGAATCCTGACGACGGTCCTGACCTTCTCGGGCATCTCGCGCTGAACTTCCTCGTAGCTGACTCGGTGGACGACCGTGTCGACCCTCGCTCGGAGTTCCTCCACGTTGGACTCGCCATTGGCGTCCAAGCCCCCGTACGAGGTCGGCCGCGCGTCGGCGTACCGCATGTTGAAGTCCCAACTCGAGCCCCACGCATTCGGCTCGGTGAGGTCCAGCTCGGCCCAGAGGTCTTTGACTCGGTTCCGAATTGGCGTTCCGGTGGTCGTTAAACGGCGATGCGCCGCGAGAGACAGTTCCTTCACGGCACCGGCTCGATTCTTCATCGAGCCTGGCACCCCGCGCTCCTCGTTCTTTCGGCGCCACCCTTTGACGTGATGTGACTCGTCGATGACGATGCTCCACTTGTTCCCGACCATCGCTTTCAAGAACGTTCGCATCCAGTGCGGCGCAGTCTCGTAGCCGAGAATGAAGACGGTTGCGTCGATATCAAGCGCCGCTGCTGTACCGTTTGGGTTTTTCACGCTCCCCAGCGGTCTCGTTCCAAGACAGACCTGGCACTTCACGGTCGTCCACTTCGCGACTTCGGCTTCGGTTGTCCGCCGGGCCATCGCTCTCGTGAGGTAGAGGACTCGAGACCCGGTCAGGAGCCCCCACGTCAGGGCTGTCCGGGTCTTTCCACTACCGACACAGTGCCAAAAGGATGCGTCTCGCCTTGTCAGGGCAAACTGAAGCGCACTCTCTTGATACTCTGTCAGCGGCGCAACGTCAGTGCGGATACGCGCGATGCGGCTCGGGTCAACCCCAGTCTCAACTAGACTTGGTTGAATCCCGCAAGCGAGGGGGTCGCGGAGAAGTGGAAGGACGTTGTAAGGGAGGCGCGTTTCGGTGCCGGGAATGGCTCGGTCATCGATTGCTCGCATCGCGACGCTGTCACCGAGCACGCGCGGGAGCAACCAGGCGTCGACGTAGCTGCGGGGGATGTCAGTGAAGTCCAATTCTTAGCCTCGTTCGTGGTCTGACGCTTCCGCTATTTGATCAAGATGCGCTGTTCTTGTCCCTCGTCATCGACCAGCTTCACAGCCTTCGCGTCGATGGCGTGCCGCATGAGGACAAGGGCACGTCGCATTGCTTCTGATTTGGTTGTGTCGAGTTTCTCCGCGATTTCGTTGAGGTCTTCGTCGAGCTTTGGAGAGAGTGAAACGTTGTAGCGATGATCCTTCATGTCCATTCCGTTCCGGTTCGTGGTCGCTGGTCGGGGGTCAGCTCGGGTGCATCCTACAACGGCTCGGTTTAGTTGTCAACTCAACTCAAAAGTTCTGAAGGGTCGAACATCGAGCCTTGCGTTGCCGGCACCGCGCAGTACAGGGACTTCTGCGATGCCCCGTCCACGGACTTGACGACTTCTCCACGGGCCTCGAGCGACTCGAGAATCGCATCGAGCTGGCGCTTCGTGTAACGGTTCAGCCTCTTCAAGAGGACCATCAGCGAGACCTTCTCTCCCTCGACGAGCGAGTCTTTGACTCGACGTTCGTCCTGCATCGCCTCGTTCACCGCGATGCGTTGCCCCAAAATCTGAGCCGTTTCGATGAGCAACTCCCCGATCTTCAAGGCCGGGAGCATTGCCTCTACAGGGACCTTGAATTGCGCTTCACTGCTGGCACCGAGGTCGTGAGCAACCAGTGTCGAAATCTTCTCTACCTGCACCGACACCCGCGCGAGCATTGCCCGCTCGAGGTCGTTCAACTTCCCCGCGAGGACCTTCTCGAGCGATGCCTTCCAGTCCCCGTAGGCTTCCCTGGCGTCCTTCGACCTCCCCACGCAGTTCCCCGCAGCCTGTCCGGCTAGGTACCGCTCGCGGAGGAGGGCGATGACCGTGCTGCGGTCGACGGTCTGGGGGGGTAGCTCGGCGTAGGTCTTCTCTCGCTCTCCCAAGAGGATGATGTAGCGGTTCATAAAACCGCCCTCCCAGTCCTCTTCGGTCGTTCCGTTCTCGAGATGGGCCATTGTCGCCCCCCCGAGAAGGTTCAAGCGGGTCCACGGCACTGCGGTTGTCTTCGAG